ATTAGTTCCAGTCAAACCGTTAACTGCGATTACTTCGATGTTAGTGCCCGGAAGAACCATAGTAAGGTCAGCGAATGAACTGTTAGCGTTCTGAAGTTGACCACCAGCAGTAACGATTCCAAGACCGTTCTGAATACCAAGTGCCAACGCTCGGAAAGCATCATATCCAACGAAGATTTTAGCGTCAGCCTTGTCAACGATAGCAGCAGCCGCCGCCTCATAAACTCGCTGAACAGCCTCAACCATGTTGTTTGCAGTCAAAGCAGTAGTAAGAGCAGTACCTGAACCGAATGCAGTTGTGTTTGCATCGATGTAAGAACCACCTCCGATAACGTCAATAAGACCATTGAAGAAACTAAGGTTCCCTGAAACCAAAGTGCTGTCAGACTGCCAAATCATTACTTCCAACTCAGACTGGATTTTCTCCACAAGGTAAGCACCGAACTGCTCCTCGAAAGGAATAGACTCGTAATGCGCTCCGCTTGGAAGTTGTGAACGTAGGTAGTAACCCTCCAAAGTCTTTGGACAGAACTCCATATTCAACTTTAGTTTAGCTGGGCTGATTTCTCTTTGCGTGAAAGTTATGTCGCCATCAGCGTTGAATGCGCAACCGCTACCATCTTGGAAGTTTACGTCAACATCCATTAGGTTGATTTTGGTCGCTCCTTTTACGCCTACTTGCTTCTCCATAAGTGAAGCTGTACGCCCTCCAGTTACCGCTTTCGTGATTAGAGGAAAATTTTGTTCCTCAATGTAGGCTGTTAAGCCTGATACATCAAATGCCATTTTTTATAGTTTTTATAGGTTTATTTCTTAGTGATTGCGCGCATCTTCTCAACCATATCTGAGTAGTCGATGCCTTTGTTAAATGGGTTAGCTACCTTCTTTGAAGGCTCTTCTTTAGGAGTAGCTGCCATCTTCTCAACGATGTCGGTGATTAGACCAACAGCTTTCTCTATGTCGCTTACTTTTTCAGTCTTTGCAAATTTGGCAACCTCTGACTGAATTAGAGTAGCAACTGAGTCCATGATGTCCAACTTGAACGCCTCAGGGTCAAATGCAGCAACTTCCTCAGCAGCCATTTCTTCCTCAACTTCTTCGGCTTCTTCGGCTACTGGTTCAGGAGTCATTATCTCAACGATAACACCGCCTTCAGTTCTTACAACCTCACCGCTTTCGAGTTCATGTTCTCCGTCAGGTGCTGGTACGGTTTCGCCATCCTCTCCGATAACGGCAACAGATGCACCGATTTCCAAAGCTGGTTCAACTCTTACGATAGTTCCATCAACGAGTTTAGCATCAACGAAAGCCTCTTCGGTTGTTTCGCTGAAAAGTAGTTTCTTGATTTCGGGCAATTTAGACCCTACAAGTTCTGAAATGTTCATGCGTGTTTTTCTTTAAATAGCAATTCTTAAAAGGTGTGCCACTTGGCTATGCTCTGAGTGCTTTCTCCACCTCCTCAATTATCATCTTGTCTACGTCCATTTGGCGAGATTCTGAGAATACTCCCTCAACGCTGAACCCCTTGAAAGTGCCGTCCTTTACTTGTGCCCAAACGTCATCATTATCGACCTTGTAGCTTACGAACCATGACCCGTTTGGTAGCTTGTCGAATCCCTTTGGCGTTGGCTTCATTTCATCAATTAAGAAACTCTCAAACATAAACACCCCTTCCACATCTGTTGAGTGGTCTAAGTTGGTAGCGTTGGTCTTGCCCTCTTTCATAAACTTGTAGGCTATCTTACGAATAGCATCCGAGTCAAAGACTACGTAGTACTCGCGCCCATCCTCATCTCTGCGATAGATAGGATAGTCGGCAACCATTGCCGCTCCGCTTACGATTCGCTTTTCTTCATTTAGCGAAAACTTCTGCTTCTTGTTGAACGCCATCCAATTACGCTCAATGGCTGGATGGTCAACTAAAGAGATAGCATCAAGACCCGTTTCGTGGTCTTCGTCAATTGTTAAGTAGATTACTGGTAGCTTGTTCATCCTCCAAATGTTGCTTGTGATTCAATTTGACTTATGTTGTTTTGGTTGCCCGTTACTTCTGTCTCCACGACATAGGCTTGTATCGGTGCAAGTTGGGCTTGTTCAACTCCTCCGAGTTCGGTTGTGTTTGTGGTTACTGGCTGCAAAGCTGGCGCAGATGGTGCAGAAAAAGAAACAGATGGTGCGCTTCCTCCACCCGGTACTTGTGTTGCGTTAAGTATCTGCTCCGCTTGCGCGATTGAAGAAACAACTGCGGCAACACCAGCCGCTATTCCCCCAATCATTTCGTATACATTACTTGCCTTTGATGCTGTCGCTATTGCGTTACTTATGGCAACGGCTGTATTTATACCCAACTCGGCAATTGCTAACGCTTTCGCTGCGGCTGCATTCTCTCCAGCCATTTGTGTTACAAGCTGTCCAATTGCTCCTATTGCGTTGGCTGTTTCTGTTGCAGCGCCTACTTGCGCTTGCCTTCTCATTTCAGCACCTTCCTCAGTAATTCTATGCCACTTTAGTTGAAATGCTCGCTCAATTTGAATCATTTCTTCGTGGTTTTCAATCTGTTCAGCCGTCATATCAGTATTATGGTGCTTGAGGTATTCACGCATTGACTGAAGATGAGTTGAATATTCATCCAATGCCGCACTTAATTCTGAATTTATTCCTGCATACCAAGGGTCTTCAATAGAAGAAATGTATTGTCTTGCAGTGGAAAGAGCATTTAATCGCTCTTCCGAAAGTGTTCTTTCCTCCTCCCGTAATGCTGCTGCGTTTGTTTTCTGCTCGGAAGTAATTCCAGCTATCCTTTCGAGAATGTCCTCTTCTTCAGCCAAGGCATCAATTTTTGCCGCTTGTGCAGGAATAGATTCTTCATTTATAGCCAATTCCGCACTTCTCAACCTTATGCGTAGGTCAGATATTTTTAATTCGCCATCTGTCTGCTCCGTAAGTATTCTTGCAATTTCATCATTGGCTTTTATTCTCGTTTCAATATCAAGTTCGATGTTGTCGCGTATTTGTCTTTGAATTTCCGCTTCGCGCTGCTTCTGCAACATGAATCTTCTTTGTTCAGCTTCTGCCAATTGCAACTCATTACGCATCTTGACAATGTTCTCAGCCGTTTTCAGCGCACCATCTGCACCGTTCAGAAGTGCGTTACCGAAGTTTCTGAACTTCTGTATTATATCATCAAACGAAAGGTTCTTGATGTCTTGCAACCCATCTACCAAATCCTGAACAGCAGAAGCAACATTCCCAAAAACAACCTCTAGCGTTACCATCGCTTTGCTCAATCCATCGGATATTCTTTGGTTGCTTTGAAGCAGTTCACCTATTTTGGCAAGAACTTGAAGCGCAAGCGCCATAATTCCCAAAGACTTGATGACAGAGCCGATTGACTGACCGAAACCTTTCATGCCTTTAGACGCGTTCTTTGCGCCTTTCTCGGCAGACTGGAATCCAGCCTTCATTTCATCAGATAGCTTTTCCTGAGCAGCCTTAACCTTTTCGAGTTCTTGCCTTAACGAGATTATCTCATCGCTCGCATTGCCCGTTTTTACGTCTACCTCTATTGCAACTTTTGTAGCCATTAAGCTGGAATTAGTCGGTAGTTAACGTAAACAGTTATGTCTGAATCTCCAGCAGTTGGGTTTCCTGTTAATGTTGACACTTCAAGAGCCGCGTTGGTTATGAGTTGCGTAGTGGTTGCCGATGTCGTTGATATTTCGGGCAGTTTTTTGGTCGTTGCGACTGTTGCGTTAAGAATACCTCCACCATATTGGGCGGTCGTAGCACCGTTAACTATCAGTTGAATGAATGTATTGGTTGCGTATGCGTGTGTGTTGAAGTCAATTTTAACACTTGCAGAAACGACCTCAATAGCGTAACCAGCAACCGCACCGACAATAGTGATAGGTGTAGTGTTCAGCGTTAGAACGTCCGCGCTTGCAATGGTCAGCGATGCCGACCCACCCAAGCAAACTACTCCGCTATCATCTCGCGACCAAAGAACTCCATCCGCTTGATTGAAGAATAACTCCCCTTTATATATGTCCGTAGCTATCCATGTGCCATCCGTGTGGTCGTTGCTACTTGGAACTGTTGGAACGGTTGCCGTTACCGTTGACCGCTTAATTTTGATTCGTGAATCCTGTGTTGCCATTAGTTACCTTCTATTATGTAAATAGCAGTTTCCGAGAATTGTTTCTGCACTATGTCCTCGCCTCCATCTACCGTGAAGATGTTCGTGCCTCCATTCAATGCCCGGACTTCATTTAATCCACCGTCCAAGACCTCCACGTTGTCCTGTTCCTTGCCGTTGATGTAAGTGGTGTTTGACTGCGTTACAAGAACTCCATTGGTGTTTATCAGTTGGACGTTGTGCAGCCCTCCAGCTACTTGGTTATCGTTACCAAAGATGGTTATGTTGTTCGACCCTTCTCCGATGGTATTTCCGCTTCCGACTATTTTGAAAGCCGTAACGCTATCGCCTACTCTGTTGTCCGCTCCGCTTACCTTGCCCTGAAAAGGTGGGTACTTGTTGCCGTTGGTCTTTATCTCGGTGGAAGGCGAAGGCATCTTTTCCTTTCCTAAGTAGCCCCCATCGTTCAGACTTCTGCTTCCCTTTTTGAAGGTAACCGCCTCCTTTATTTTGATTAGTTCCACCTTCGTTAAACCCTCTTTAAAAGGGTTGTAGTTCATTACCTTGTTGAGCCTCCAGTAAGAGTTGTCTATTACGATTTGGTCGCGGAAATCTAACTTGTTGATGTCGGTGGGTTCAAGGTAAAACATTGCAGTCATTACCTTACTATCCTTATCCGTTACCTCGTTGATGTAGTTGCGGTGATAGATGTTGTAAAGGTTCGCGTTCGTTACTTGCAGCGTTCCCGTGTAACTATTCGCTTGGTAATACAGTTCGTAAGGTAGCCCGAAATTGATGTCTATCGTTGGCGTTATCGGGTTGTCCCAATGCCCAGCGTATGGGTAGGTCGTTTGCGTTAGTGTCGGATTGAAATAACTCGCCAACTCCCACGATGGGTTGCTTGGAAGGTTCTGAAAGTAGAGAATACGAATGTTTGCATCCGTTGGCTGTGCGCCTTCAGAAATGTCCGCATCGTATATTTTCGGAATCAGTCTGTTGCTTGGGTTGTCATTGACCAATGGCGAAGGCGAAAAGATGATCTCTACCTCTTTGGAACTCTGCACAAAGTCATTGTCTACTTCTATTCTCGCCCTTCCGTAAACGTGTCCTCTGTTGTTTTGGTATCGGTCGTTATAATAGTCCCCATCCTCCGAATAGGTGTAGATGTATTCCCTATCGGTAAGAACTCCCAACGGCTCAAGCGTTATGTCTCTGTCCCTTGCTAGCTTATACGTCCAGTCCTTTGTCCCCCCTTTTGAATAGAACGTGTCCCGCGTTTCAATGAGTAGGTTCTTCTCGTTGTTCGGGTCGACCTCCACAAACAAGTTGAACATCTTGAAAATCGAGGTCAGGAAGTCCGCCATAGTGCAGTCAGGCGCAATGGTTGAAAAGTCCAAAAGGTCGCCCTCAAAAGCGTCTATGATAGCCTCATTGCTGAACTCCGCCTCCGTTGCTGTTATCTCAAAGTCATTAAAGAAATTAGACTGCGGAAGTGGTTGACCTATTAAGCTGCTAATTAACAGGCTCTGATTGTCTACCCACAAACGATAATAAACCCTATCTCCAGCAAATAGAACCTCCTCAGGTGCTGTTAGTGCAATGCTGAATGTTTGCTCTAAGTAGCTTGCCGTTTGAATCGCAAATGTTGTTTCCGTTAGAACCGTTTGCTGTCCGTTAGTGTCAAGCTTGAATATCTGAGCCTTCAGATTAGAACCCGTTTGGCTGTAGACTCTCGAAGTAGAACCCAAGTCCCTCTGAACTTTTATAGTTGCCGTATGGTTGAACGTATAAAGCCCAGTCTCTGGAACGAGATAGTTTAAACCCGTTGTCGTGTAATTGTTTCCTGAATCAAAGCCTCCACCCGTTGAGTCGTTGCTTATGTCAAGCGTTTTATAGTACAGTCCAGTTGATACATTGAACCAATTGGTAAGAACCGTTTCTGCTGGAAGCAATGCCCGGAACAGTCTATTCTGACTTTGCGAACTGTCAGGAAGCAATGACTTACCCGTAAAAGGTACTATCAACTGATTCCAAAGTGTAGACCCGAAAAAGCTGCTCGTGTAAGTAAATCCAGCAAAGTCGAAAATCTTGTTCAGTATCGTCTTGGCGAATATCGCTGGTCTTAGGTCGTTCGGATAGAACACTCTTCCAACATTGTTGAACTCTATCCGCTTTCCGTAGTCAATGTACGGGTAAACGTAACCGTCAGTATTTGACCAACTGCTGACAACATTTGCCTGAGTCAGTTCGTGGTTTAGGTCGCTGAAATCAAGTTCCTCGTTTATCTTCTTGTCCCCAAGTACTGAGAATATATTTACCAGCTTGCCGATGAACACCACCTCGTAGGTATAGGCGTGTCCCTTTTGGACTATCTTGCGGAGTTGGACAACCCCAGCCATTACCTCCACCCCGTCAGCTATTACCCGCGCTTCAGCTTTTTTATTAGGGTTAAAATTGACGCTAATATTAGTAATGTTAGCATCGTAATTGTTTGAGATGTTAACGTCATAGATATGCCCGAAGAGTTCGTCATTGTTCTTCGTTGCCGGGCATTTAATGGTCTTGGAGTATTCCGTGCTTCTCTTCTCAGGGTTACGTATATCCGCAATGCCGTAGTTGAAGGAGAAATCGAACCCCTCGAATACGTCTAAACGTCTGCCCTCTATTCGTACCTCAACCACGTTGTCTTCTGTTTTTAATGGAGTAATTCAATTCGAATGTGTACTGCATCAACTTGTCGTTCAGGCTCGTCTTGCGTTGGATTTTTCGCGGGTCGATATTGACAGCTATCAGTTCGTTACCTTCCTCGATGTAAACGCTCGGAGATGTGGCTAAGTCTTCCATCCATATGCTTTCCGCTTCGCTCAAGTAGTCTGTGTTAACTGTAACCTTTTTGTTCAAAGCCACGTTGTAATCGGTCGTTCCTCTCGCTTGCTTATCGTATGTATAACGGTTGCCTGTCCAATCGTGGTGCTGCTGGTCGAATGTATCTTTCTTGATGTCTGTCGTGTGGATGGACTTCATGTAGAAGTTGAAGGCATCGTAACCACCCAAGCGGTTGAGGAAGTGAACACGAACCTCGTTGTACTTTGAGCAAGTTTGATTCACGTTGAAGGTGAAAGCCTCAGACGTTTGTTGGTTGGTGCTGTCCTCTAAGTGGATGGTGTAGGATGCTGCGCCAATAAGAGCCGTTGAAGGTGTCGAGCCAAGTAGCGAATCGGTGTAGAGTGCTGGGTCGATGTTCCCAATGTCGTACGTTCCAACTGGGATACGGAAGTAAATCTTGTCCCAAGAATCAGCGACCGCGATATTGTTGTCTACGATGCCATCTGCTAAAAGCGACCCGGTACCATTATACCCTGAGTAGGCTTTGATGTTGTACTGGTACGCCCCGAACCGCTCGTTGGCTATGAAGTAAAGATGGTAAGACTGGTCGCTGTCTATTCGGATGGTTCTCGGTGAATCGGTCAGAAACTTCTTGGTAACGCTTGGCGTGTTGTTGATGATGTAATCTGTGTAGTCGAAGTCCAGCCATTCTATTTCATTACGCACCCCGTTCCATACGCTCTTTACCTTCGAAATAAATAAGTCGCCCGGTTTGTAGATGCCGCTCGCGTCTTTCTCCTCTTCTTGGATGGCTAAGTAGTATTCCTTGTGCATCTGATTGGACACGTAGAACCCGTTATGGTTCGCGCCCTTAATATCAACCTGACCATTGACATAACTCTGAAGGAATCTCGATGGGTCAAAGAACGCTCTGTCCAAGTAGACCGTTCCGCCATCTTCCGCTCTCGTTGGGTAGACCCTGACCTGACCAATAGCTGGACTGATAGGGTAGTCAATTGGAAGAATAGCAACTCTAAACCGAACAGTTGGCGTGTAGTTCGTTGTCTTGATTACGTAGGCGTTGTCATTGTAAACAAGCCCGTATTCGTCAGGTTCTCCGTTCTGTGTTAGAAATATCGCCATTAGCTTTCGATTAGTTTCTTGATTTGTTCAAATGTCAACTCTATGTCTTCTGCAATTGCAGCCTCAACTACTCCCGCTATTTTAGGCGTTACTTTGTCAAAGGCTGGTTGTATCCAGTTCTTGGGCTTGATTCCTTTCTGCTTGATGCTTCTGTTGATGACAAACGCCAAAGACTTGCGCTCGTAGTCTTTCAGTTGCTTGTCCTGACCCGTTACCTTCTGAAGTGTGTTCGGGTATTTTAACCACTCTTCAAGAACTCCAACCGGCAGACCTTTACCAGGTGCGCGTCCCTTGTCCACATTCTCGCCATATTCCGCCATGCGAATCTGCATACGGTAAATCTGCCCGAATAGCTTAACCTTTGGCTGTACGTTCAGCTTGATTGAGTTACCAAGATTACCCGAAGCAATAAGGTTCTTCTCGGTTAGCGAATTGGTCAACTCTCGGACGTACTCGCCTCGAAACTCATTCAGAGCATCTATCAATTTATCGAACGCCATTCTGCTTCATTTGGTGATACTCGTGGTTTTGTTTAGCTTTTTGGAAGGAGATAAGGTTGAGGAACTCCCGAAGAGGAAGAGCAAAGAAGTAACCCCACTTGGTCGCATCGTTATTTGATAGGTTGTTAACCACGTTCAACCAGCCGTATTTCGATTCAAATGTTTCAACCTTCGCTCCGCTTGCTTCTTGACCTTCTCCGCCTTCCGAACCGAAGATTCCAGTATATGTTTGGCGGACATCAGATAACTGCTTAAAAAAAAAGCCGACAATGGTTGGACTATTGTCATTGGTGCTTGAAGCATTGCCTCCGAAACTTCCTTGTGTTTCTCAGGGTCGTACTTGCCCTTCTTCCATCCGTACCATGTTTTCTTTTTCGGCACTAAGAACACCGCCATTATTTCGTGTAGCTGGTCTATCACTTTGTCCGGGTCTTTCATCAAGTGCATCAGAGTAATGTACTGCCCTCCGTTAAGATTGTAAACGTCTGTGATAACATCGTATCTAATGCCTCCAAATTCCACAGCCTTCTGTACCTCTCCAACCAATTGTTCAGTAAGAAATGAAAGCGTCTGCATACACTTGGCGTATGTCTTTAAAGAGTATGTTTCAATCTCGTCAACTGGAACGCCTGACATTATCGAAATGATAGCCACGTTGGTCGGGTACTCGTCCCCTTTCTCTGCGAGGATTCGCTGTAACGCTTGGAACTGCTCAACAGTTACCCCAGCCCAGCTATTTGGTAACTCAATCTTCATTCTTTAGTTGTTCTATTTTCTTGATAGCCCAGTTGATTCCTTCGTCTCCGCCCCAAGCCAACCACATCAAACGTCCACAACCTTCTCCCAGCTTACGATTAGAGTTCCGTTTGTGTCGGATAAATGCAGCCATTCTCTCAATGGTTTCCAAACTGATAGGCTCACGGTTCGCCAATTGGTTCGCTCTTGCCTTTCCTACGGCAGTACCGCAACCACCCCATCCGTTCTTCTCCGCCCATCTCAGAGCGGCTTTGGCGTTCTCTGAAGCTGCCTTCGGGTAATCCGTGTACGCCTCTTGCATCCGCCATATTTTGTTCAGTCGTTCAAGCATCTCAGTAATAAATAGCGAATTTACACTTTTGTGTCTGAGCAAAAAAAACCAGTTGGCACTTGGCATTAGTGGCATTAGTGGCATTTCGCAAATCTCTTTGTGCCATTGAAACCAACGCATAGCTAAGTGTTGAAAAAATTGTGGCTCAAAAGCCTTTCGACTCCACCGAGGACACCCCGATGCTCGCCACAACCGTTCAAATATACGAATTAACGAATAGTGTACTTACCAGCGTTCGCCTTCAGCTTCTCCATTGCCACGTACCTCAGCGCATCGAGTGCGTGATTGTTATCGTCTTCTGGTTGGTTGGTAACTTGGTTGGTTTTGTAGTCCCGTTTCCAAGCGTAGTTCCTCAACTCCCGAATGATGTTAACGCTGTCTTGATGTACCATTATCTGTACAGATTTCAGCTTGTCGATGCCTGACCTTACGCTGTCCTGTCCTTTGGCAACGGGTCGGATTCTAAAACCAGCCCTTCGGATTTCCTCGATGCTCTTCGGTTCTGCTGAATCGGCTATGATTTCGTCCGACCTTTGCAATCCGCACTTTTTCGCAATGTCCGCGTTCGTTAACCCTGTTTCGTAAAGTAGTTCACGAACCCACAGCTTACCCTCTTGATAAAGAACCTCTACCAATGCTGTCGGGTCGGCGGTAAACCCGAAATCCAGCCCGTATGCTTTCCACTTGTACCCGGTTGGAAAGTCTTTGGTTTCTTGCCAGTTCTCGTAGATCGCGCCTTCTCTTCTTGACCTTTGCCCAAGTCCGTAGACCTTCCACTTGTATTCGTCTGCTGTGCCTCGTGATACATTGAAAGGTGTCGGCTCGTAGCTGTTAATCTTGTCGCGGATGTGCTGGTCTAAGAATGTATTGTCCAGCATAGTGGAATGAATTAAAACAACATCATCCCGTTTCAAGACGTTATCATAAATCCAATGCTCATCGGTGGAAGGGTTGTAATCGAGAATCCACTTGCCCTTACAACGCTGCTCTAATTGGTCGAAGTCGTCCTTGCTGGTTTCGATTGCCTCGTTGAGCCAAAAGTAATCGGTTTCGATACCGTGTAGCTTCTGACTATCATCAAGCCCGTAGAACTCAAACGTAGAGCCGTGAGCGGAGTAGATTAAATCGGTCTTGTTGAACGCCTCATCTTCCCATACCTCAAGGCTTTGGAGTACTTTCTTGAATGTGTCGAGTACGGTCGGCTTAATCCACGTCCTCCGAAACCTCGCAATTGCAATCCTCTTCGGTTCTTGTAGTCCTGTAAGGTAGACGGCTTGGCAGATGCTCCACGTCTTGGAGGAACGTGAGCCACCTTCCAGCACAATTCCCCGAATGGATTTATCATTAAGGGCTTGCCACAGGTCATCAAATACGCCAGTTCCTTCAATTTTCACGTCAGTTTATTGGTTGAC